TCTCGTATTCCTTTGCGACTCCGGCCGCGATGTTTGAATGCTGCTCTCTTACGTTGCCTCCGCTTTTAAACCATTCCGGCATTGCTCTGTCTAACCACACCGGGTCGCAGATTTGCTGGTCAATGTCTATCGAATCGTCAGTTGCCTTTCCATACACCATCATCGTTCCGTCAGCATTGCGGTCTGACTTTACAATCTCAAAGAATGCTGTTGTTAAATCGTTCATGGTGCTTTTCTCCTTAGATTCATTTTCTCTTTTTACTTTTTTAGCCCAAGCCCATCCTGCATCGCCTCCCCATAGCAACCACGCTATGTATCCAGCGCTATCTTTGCCCCAACCTTCACCTTTTTTGTCTACTTCATGCCGGGCAAAATAAGACAACATCCTGTTAATTGTATCTAATGAGATTGCAGCTCCGTTAGATAAATCTCTTGCTCTTGCTACTCCAACTTCGGTTCCTCCGCGATTGTATTTATCGCGTAGTACTAAACCGCGTTTGGCGTTACTGCGTACTTCTTGCGGCGGTGCAAATCTTTCGGCCATGATTACGCTGAGTAAGTTAAAACAATTGCGCCAGCGGCGGACGCTGCGGCAGAAATTGCGTAAATGGTATCGTTTGCGCTTGCGTAAAATGTTTGTGAAGTTCCATTAGCAATTGTGCGCCCAATAGTTGCACCTGATGTAGCAATTGTGCTGTCACCAACAAAGATAGCCGCGCTGTGACCATTGTAAATTGAGATTGGTGTTTGTGGTGTAGCGTTTTTATCCATTTGATGCAAAATTGATGTTGTTGTAAGTGTGCTTGCGTTTACGTGCTTAAATGCCATTATGAATTCTCCTCTGAATGTTCAGTAATTGTACCCTGAGTGTCCGGCTTTTCGTGCGTCTCGTTATCCTTTGTGTAACTCAGCCATACTATGCCTGAGCCGTCGTCGTAGAACCGGTTATCTTTTTCTTTCATTGTATTACCTCCACCGTAACGTATCTTGCGCCAGTTTCTGTTGTTTCTTTAGAGATGATTTTGAACGTAGTGTTAGTAGGCAGCAACCATTCTCTTTCTACTAATAATCCCGATACATCTATAACTTCTTCAATCGCCAATCCTTTTGTTCCTGCCGGGTTTATTACTTTTAGCATTAGCCTAGCTGAGAATGACTCCGCGTTTGATAGTGAGTTTGAAGTTGAACTAAATCCTTTGTCTACCCACGTGCTGCCCGGCGCTCCTTCCCATACTTTTTCTGCGAACGTGCCGCCTAAACCTCTAAATGTAATTATAGGCTCTGTAATTGGAGTTGTTCTTGCTATTACTCCGCTTACTCTGTCTGCGGTTAATTGCAAACTTGCTGCGCTTTCTGCCGGGTTTATTCCCGGGAATCGCATGCCGTCTATTCCTTGTCGTAAATAGCCATTTATTTCTTGGTAGTCAATTCCTTTGTATCGGTGTAATGCTTTGTATTCTAATTTGTCTAATTCTCCGAGTTCGCGTAATTGGCCATTGCCTAATTGTTTGAAATCTTTTAATGTTAAATTACGCGCATTTTCTACCGCTGAGGTTTGCGCTGTTGGTGCTGTTGCCTCGATGTCCATGAGGTTCATTCCGCTTGAATCCGGTTCCGCGTCGAATTCCTCGTTAATGACGGGCAGTAATGCGCACCGGCAGTTTGGGTGTACCGGCGGTTCCGTATCTCCGCTTTCGAATTGCTCTCCCAGCGCAACCACTTGGCCTTCGTTTGGCGCGCATAGGTCGCAAGGGTTTGCTCCGCTCCACTCTACTTTTTCTACCCCGTAGTTTTTGTAATTCTGCATACTTGCTAGGCTCATTGCTCGGTTTTGTTCCGTTACTGCAATTGTCAGCGCTCGCGCCGGGTCACTTACCTTTAACGCGATTATTTTTGCAGCTTTGCCCGGACTAAATCCAGCCGCAATTGAATCTGCGAGCGCCGTTCCAATCCGGTCGTATCCAGCTTTTGCAATGTTTTTACTTACTATGCCAGCGTCAGCGAGTATCTTTTCGAACGCTCCCGTAGGCCGGTAAAGTAATGCCGCTGCTCTGTTTCCCGGTTTCCAGTTAGCCCAATCTACGTAATCTGTTCCGTCTCCTTGCGCCATGTCCAATAGTTCATCTTTGTAAGGGTTTGCAGCTTTGTTTTCTGCCTTACGTCTTCTTACTTCTTTGCCGATTGCTTCTTTACTTGCGTCTAATCCCAACAGGAATCCATCTGTATAAACTTTTTTTAGCGCAGCCTCTATTGGCGCGTTATCTATCTTTACATGCAGCATCGCCCATGCTCGCGCTCGCGCTCTGTCTTGCGTTATGTTATCGCTTACGTACGGGTGAGTATCTTGGTACGCCTCATAAATTTTTTCAGCGTTAATACTTACCCGTAATGCTGCGCGCACTTGTACGGAGTTCTTCGCCGCTATGCGCACATCAGTTTTATGTGCGCCCCAAGTCATGCTAGGTAGGCCTTCGCCAATGACCTAGCCGTATCGAGGTCGCCTTCAAACGCGCAGCGGTTTAATGCTTCCGCCACTATTGGGTCTAGGCACTTGAAATCGAATTCTCTCCGGTTCGCGTTACCTTTCTTAGCCCATTTCATAAATGCTTTTACCTCGGCCGCTGTTTCGAGGTTATTTGGTTCCTCTTCTTTTGCAGCTGGTACCGGGTTGTTTTCTGTTTCCGGTATCTCTGTTTCTCCGTCGCTTTCTAATTGCGGCGCGCTTTCCTGTTGTACCGGGTTAATCATTCCGTCAGGTGAGAACAAAAACACGTTACTTCCGCTTACTAGAATCGGCATGTCTGCCTGAGGTGTATCTAATAGCGGTAAGCCTAATTCGCTGCGGCGTTCGTTTACTGTTTTGCCGGCGCTCGTTACTTCTATTTGTGCTTTACGTGCGCTTGCTTCGTCGTCTTGCGTCTTAGCAATCATCATTCTGAATTCTAATTCTCTTGGCATTCCGAGGTAAGCGTACGAGAGGTTAGTAATCATTTTATTGAGCCAATTAACTATCGGTTCAATCGAGATGTATTGCGCGCTATTTGCTTTTCCGCTTTCAAATCCTGCTCCGCCTAATCCGCTCTTCGGGTTGTATCCAATCTCAGTTGGTTGTACTCCGAAGTGACCGCAGATAGACGCAATTAAGAAATCATCTAACGTATCTTTGTACTTTTCTCCGTATGCGTCGTTAATAATCGGTGTAATTCCCTGCGGCAAGATACGTGCGCGTTTGCGCTGCTCTGTTTGCCCGGCTAGGTCGTCGTTGAGAATGTTTTCCCATGCTTTGAGCAAGTCCGGATTTGTACCCCATGTTGCGTCAGTTGCAAACATCAGTTCCGGCATTACTCCGTCAGTGTATTCAGCTCGTATCCATTGCTGTCTGCGTAGGTAAATGTCTGCTAGTGGTAGCGCTCGTTCCACCGGTGAGTATCCGTATACGCTTGTTGTACGTCGGTTTTTAACCATGTACGCAAGGTCATCAGAAGTAAATTCGCCATCCACTTTTGGGTCATCGCTATTTGCGCTGAATTCTGCGCGTGGGAATCCGTAGAGTATTTGTTGGTATGCAGCTTGCGGCGCCATAGGTCTCATGCCTCGGTCATCTAGCATCGGTTTAATTGTTGCTCCGTCTAGAATCTGCAATCCGTATAAATCTCCGCCGACTGTTTTCTGCGGCCATACTGCTAATGCGTCAATTACGAGCATTTCTTCTAACGCTATGTTTAACCAATCGGTAAACGTTAATCCGTTTGCTTTATCCGGGTTTTCCCAAAATGTTCTCATCCGGTCAATCTCGTCGTTAAATTCTTCTCTTGCTTTTGCCATCGCTCTTACGTGGTCGCCTCCGCTTTGCGACACAATCTTTTCTGACGCATCGTTAGCGAGCGTAATATCCCAATCTAATCCTGTTACTTTGCCTTTAATTACTTCTATGCACCGGCGCAAGATGTCTATTTGGTCAGCAGCTGCGCGTAGTGTCTTAAACGGTACGAGGCGCGTTTCAGTAATGTTTATGTTTTGTGCTACTTGGTATTCGTAGCGTCTTGGTTCCGGTCTTCCGGTGATTGGATTAACCGGGTTAATTGCTCCCGGTGTAATTGGTATTCCCGGACCGAATGGAATTCCTGCTAATAATGGATTGCGTGGGAGAGGGTTTACTGTTCCGTAGTTTTGCCCGATTGCTCCGGGTACTGCGTTGCGCATTTGTTGTTCGTTCATTGTTACTGCGCCGGCCGGTAAGTTTGGAGCCTTTTCTAATTCTGTTCCTGCTATTGCTTTTGCGATTCGGTCAAGTAGACCCATCTGAATCTCCCTTTGTAATGCCCCTTATTTTTCAGGCTTGCGTAATCATAGCAGTACCGCATTTAAAACACACACTTGCACTTTTCGGCATTGGTAATCCGCATTTTGTACAAAAGTTTGCTAACGCACTTAAATAAGTTATTGCGCTGCTCGTTCCAATCAGGCTACTAAATCCCTGCACCATCGCATCTAATCGGTCAGGTGAATCCGCGCTATCCGGCGTCCAAATAGTCATTTGCTCTTCCAGCTTGTTGAATTGGCCTACGTGTTTAATTCTTCCTTGTTCATACATCGCCGCCACCGGTTCAGCTCGTAACTTCTTTCCTACGTGCGCTCTTACTTCTTGTATCGGTAGGCTTGCGTCTACTTGTTTTAATACCGCGCTAACCATGTCTCCTCCCTGATTTACTTCCACGAGGATTGAATCCGCTTTATGTAATCTAAATACTTCTACCGCCTTTGTCGCCCATTCGTAAGGCGACCCCTTAAATGAATAATCCGCTATTACGTATCCTGTTCCGGCCGCGTCGCTTCCGCATACGATTATTCCCGTTTCGTCGCTATCTTTTGTATTCGTTACTGCCGGGTCAATACTTACTGTAATTCTTGCTAATGGAGGGTGCGTCTCTACTCTGTTCCGGTCAATCACTCCTCTAGTCCACAACGCTCCTTCTACGTCGTCTAGTATCTCTCCGTAAAGTTCCTGCCGGCCTAATCTTGTTCCGTTGTATCGTGCCTGTAATTCTACGAGCGCGCTAGGTGCAAGGTTTGCCGCGTTATCGAACGTCGAGCCTCTAATTACCTTTACGCTTCCGTCAGTCTTTGCTACCAATTGTCTAATCAGTGAGATAGGTCTTGGCGTCGTTGTAATTACTGTTTTTGGGTGTTCACCGAGGCGTAATCCGAATTGCAGCTGGTCGTATGTATCCGGGTATCTCCATGCCGCTAACTCATCGCACCACGCTCCATGATGTTGCGGACCGCGTAACCGGTCAGGCTCATCCGCCGAGAACAACTTAATCTTGCTTCCGTTTGTGAGCCTTATGTCTCCGGTTGAGCGGTTGTAATAATCTAATGCTCCGTATTGGTGCAAGATAGGTATTAGCCCGGATTCACCTTCCGCGCATGTATCTCTTACGTCACCGAACGTAGGTGCAATCACCGCCCATCGTGACCAATTCTGCGTCAGCGCTTGCCAAACTATCCATTCGGCCGCTGTTCGGGTTTTGCCAGCTCCGCGCCCGGCTAGGTATAACCACACCGACCATGAGTCGTCGTCAGTCGGTAATTGCTCGGGTCTCGCTAATAACGCTTCCCACGTTGCTCTTCGACTCCCTAGATTGTCTAACGAGTTCAATAATTCGGGCTGTATGTTCGATAAGTTGCTGACCCTCATACACTGTTACCTCCGCCGTAATCTTTGTTGGAGCGTCTAGCCCTAACAATTTCGCTTCCCTGTCGCTAATCCGTAATGCTGTATCTATCGCCCGTAGGTCGCCTTCTTTAGCCCTCATCCATACCGCTTGGTGCATTCTCTCCAACCGGTCTAATTGCATGTCTCTGTACTCTTCTAGGTGCGGCCGTACCATTCGCTCCGCCGCTCGCTGGTACATCTTGTACGCTCCGCTAGCGTTCTTAAATCCGGTCTGTATTGCAATTCTTTCCCACGTTACCCCAGCACGTCGCAGTTCAATTATCTGTATCTCCTTCTCCAATACTGCCGGAGATGGTGCTTTTTTCCTGCTCATGTGTTTCCTTTTCCTAGGGATAAGTAGTCTGCCATAATCTCTGTAATTTCGCGAGGCGTCTTATTCCCGGGTAAATAAATTGCGCTGTACTTTACGCTGAGGTTTTTATGCTTTGTTACTCTTCCCTTTACCCATGTAGGGTTTTGCGTCTTTCCTGTTTCGGCGCTTCTTGCTTCTCTTCTTGCTTGCGCTATTTTGTCGTTTGTTGCAAGGTAAAACAGGTATAGCGTTCCGTATCTTTCCGCTATGTCGAAGTACGTTCCGTTTGCTAGCCGGTCGCCTTCCCCGTAAATGTAATTTACTTCCCTTGACGCTTGGTCGTAAAACGCTTCTACGTATTTAATTACGGTATTGCCTAATGTATCTGTTCCGCTGAAATGTTCTCTATCCCAACCTAATGAGTAAACTTTTCCTAGTTCCGGCGCTTCCCACTCTTGGTGCTTAAATGGCCGGTCACTCATGTTTACCTTCGCCCAGCTCTTTTGGAACTCTTTTGTTAGGGTTGTTTTGCCGCTGCCCGGCTGCCCTATTAGGTAGATAGTGTCCATTTCATTGCCTCTCTTTTCGGTTCGCTCCCTACTATCCAAAATAACGTCGTTCCGTCCGGGTCATTCCACCACTCAAATTCGCCGAGGTTTTTGTCCATGTAATGTAATGCCTTGCCTTCGTACGTAGGGTGAAACTTTATGCCGCTCTTTGTGTATGGCATCTTGTCTGAGTAATTGCTGAACTTTGTTGAGTGCAGGTCATAATGCACCAGCAGTATCCGCCCGTCAGTTTGGTGTTCGCCTTCTAAGTCTTTGTGATGTTTGTACCTTCTTCGGTATACGTCTCGTATCTCTAATCCTGTTGCCCGTTCAATCTTTTCTAATCTATCTTCAATCATTTTTAGTCGCGTCGGACCTATGCCGAATAGCGTTACTTTCTTAACGTTTGTTTTGTACTTGGCCAACCCGTATAAAACGCTTACGCAGCTGTTGCAGCTTCCTGCCGTCATTGCTAGGTGCGTTACTTCCTCCGGTATGTTTTGTACTTGGTATGCGCCGACTTCGTGAAATGCTTGGACTTCGTCGTCGCTTGCTTTCTCGTCTACTGTAATTCCGTAATTTAATCTGTAATAGCCTTTGTACTCCGGCAGCGCCATTAGTTTTGTTACGTTGCTCTGTATCCCCGGGTTATACGCCACTTTTCCGAACACAAATTCTGCTCCGGCATCTTGCGCTATTGCGACGTTTTCATGTCGTATTGCGCTCTCCGGTTTAGTTCCGCCTAATACGCACGTAATTGGTATCTCGTAATGCTTCGCTACCAGCGCTCCCATGCTTAATTGAGGACTTAATACGCTTGCTCCCGTAATTATTCCCGGTACGTCTAACTTGCTAATTAGGTGTAATAGTTGTCTTAATTTACTTCCGTTTATGCCGCCGTATCCTAGCGGTGCGAAATAATCTTCTCTCTTCCAATAAATTCCGTCGCGTAATTCCACCGGCGTTAGGTCGTACATGTGGTCTTCCCATTTAACTTTATTCCGGTTAATCCCCAATTCCGGGAAGATTGAATCTATTGCCATTCCTTTATGCTCCCGTCGTCTACCGCTTCGTTGTAGTCGTTCTTGTATTCCGGGTATTCCTTATCCATCATAATCACTTGTCCGGTTAGCCGGTAATGGTTTTGTTTTACCGGGTTTAATCCTAAGTCATTTGGGTTGTCTTCAATTCTTAGGTGCTGCGGTAGGCAATCTTTTCTTGCTTGCCAAAAGATACTTAAATCTTCCTCCGGCCAATTGCCTTCGTTTTTCTTTATGCGCCCGGCCAGCATGTCGTTGTACACGTTTGGGTATCTTCGGTTTGGTCTATGCCAGCTCTTGTACGTGCATAACGTTGATTCCAGCGTGAAATACGATACGTCGTATTCCCATGCTTTTCCTTTTGCTCGCTCTTTAGCCTGTATCAGCAGCTCTTCGCCTTTGCCTTCTAATCCTTGTAATAGTTCATTGCTGTATTTTCCGTCGAATTTCGGGTTAGATTGGTGCCAATCGAATCTATCCAACCCTGCCACAATGCATAATCCGTTTCGGTGCGAGCGCGAACCGCTTATGTCGTTTATGAATAACGTGTCGCAATCGAACGGTACACCCATAATCCGTACGTACTCTAGGTATGAGAACGCGCTGAGTCTTCCGAACGTATTTATTCTTCTTGCCGTATCCCACATCGCCGCAAATCCTTTTGCAGCTGTCGCGTACCAAAAATCTTTTTGACTATCTTTTACCATCGCTATGTAACTTTGTATTGCATCTTCCAGCGACTTTTTATGGTATCTCCGGTCTGTATCGAATTCCAGCCGGTCGTAGTTTTCCCGGTAGAACGCTAGCAGCTCTTTGTGCTGTTCCATTTTTGGGAATCGTTTATGTAGTATGTAACTTGTTACCGGGTTTTGTGTGTTCCCGTTTAAGAACGCAAACCACAACGCCTCTTCGTCGTTCCAGTTGAGTTTTTCTTTGAGGTAAGGCATCAGGTAATACACGCAACCCGGGTGAGCGCGGTAGCGTAAATGAAATTCGTAAAAATCTTGGAATACTTTTTCTCTGTACTCCGGTTTTCTGTAATCTATTCCCATGCGTTAGCCGGGTTTTTAATGTCTTCCGCCATTTTCTCTTCGCGCTTGGTGCGGTTTTCTGCTCCTCTTGCTGTCTCTACTGCAAATGTGAAGCAGTCTTTCATTCCTCGTAGCGCGTAATAAACTATTGAATAGCGGTATGCGTCTTTTGCCGTCGGAGTCATAGGCGTTACTCCATGTACGTATTTATACCCGGGGAAGAATAAGACCCAGCCGTCTCTGCATGCGCAAGTCAGGTCGTATTCGTTGAAATTTAGGTAGCCGCCTTTCATGTCTCTGCGTACTACCGGCATCGCGCTCCATGTCGCGAAGTTAAATCCGTCTCGGTGGTAAGGCAACGTAGACGCTTTATTTACTACTCCGCTTGTCCATAACGCATCGTCAGTCATTTTCCATTCGTCACTAATTCCGCTTTTGCTGAGTGTGTCTGCGTCTTGGTTAAATAAATGCGGCGCAAATTCCTTAAACATTTCCCCGAACTTTTTAGCGAACGCGACTAATACTGCATGCTCTTCCGGTTGCTCGTTTGCCAATGTTGTAGTGCGGCAGCTCTCTCTGCGTTGAAATACTTTACGCGGAGCCATGCCAAATGTCCGGGATTGGTTTTCCATTCCCGTTCCAGCTCGTTTGGTAGTTCCGTATTTAATCCCCATTACCGAACGTCGCAATAAATTTACTTCATCCTCCATCGGCATGTACGCAAAAATAGGTTCTTCGGTATCGTCGTCAATGTAGATTGCAGCTTCCCGGCAATTCGGTTTGAGGTCAGGCACGCTTGTTCCTACTGTTAGCGTTGCTTCCTCTTCGCTTATTACGCGCTTTACTCGAATTACTGGTAAGTCTGATAATTTCATTCCGGAGCCTTTTCGTTATAGTTTTGTTCTAGTAATTTTACTAGAGCCTCCGAATTGCTGTTTGCCCCGTTTTGTAATCTGTACTTGCCTAATTGTTCAATTGTCCATACGTAAACTGTATTATCCAATTCAACCATCAGCACTCTTGTATCTACTGCCTTGTATCTATCCGCCAATGTTTCAATTTGTCCGGCAATTTCGTCTTGGTCATTTATTGCCCCTTTGACGCTTGGCGTTTTTTCTTCTTCAATCCTCGCCAATACGTTATCGAATTCGTCTTCTCCGTACCCCGTATGCTCTAGGTCATTGAGTGTTTCTAGCAATTCTAATAATGCTTCGTTATCGTATCCGCTGCGGTCGCTTGCTCTATTGTCTACTAACACAATCTTTGCAGCTGTTTCCGGGTCTACGTCTATGTAATTGACTTCTATCTCTGTCCAGCCGAGCGTGATTGCCGCTGCGTAAGTATGGTTGCCAACTAGAATTTCGTTAGTGTTTTTATTTACCGTAATCGGTTTGTACTGGCCGTATTCTTTTAACGACTCAGCAATTAGTTTAATGTTTCCCCGGCGTGGGTTATGTGGGTATTGCTTTAGGTTCTTTACGTTTACTTTTTCTGCGTTCATGCTGGCGCTTCTTCCTTTGTAATTTTTTCAATTAGCCGGATTAGCGCTTCGGTATTTGTTCCGAGGTCATTTTCATTTCTGAATTGCTCTAATCTCTCTATTACCCACAGGTATCTATTCTTTTCGAAATCGAACATAATGAGTCGCGTAGTGCGCTGATTTAATGTTTCTTGCCATTCGTTTAACGTTTTTCCCATGACTGTATTTCGCAGCATAGGTTCCGGCGCGTCTAATAAGTTTTTTAATTCTTTTAGGTCTTTGTCTGTGTATCCGGTAGCGTCTAGGTCGCCTAATCCGTCTAACAATTGCATCAGCTTGCTGTCGTTGTATCCTCCGGCGTCGCTTGTCCGGTTATCCATCAGCACAATTTTTGCCGCTGTCTCTTCGTTTACGTCTACGTATGTTCCTTGTATTGTTGTCCAACCTAATTTTTTAGCAGCTTCGTAGGTGTGATTTCCCGTTAAAATTTCATTTGTACGTTTATTTATTGTAATTGGTTTGTATTGGCCGTAGGCCTTTAGGCTCTCTGTAATTAGGTTTACATCGCCTTTGCGCGGATTATTTGGGTAAGGTGTGAGCGTTATTAGCGCTACTTCCTGTATCTCCATGTGTGGCCTCCTCTTCCAATGTTAGCAAGAACTCCGCTAACTTTGTAATTTCAAGTCTTGCATCTAATAAATCGTCTAGGCTTTCTAATAGAAAGTTTCTCCGGTTTTTCTCAATTCCCGGTACCGCCAGCATCGTTTGTATGTGCGCCATCGCTTCGTCAATGTCTTTGACGTTTACTTCCTCGGTAATGACTATGGCCATACCGCACAGATTAGCGCTGCTTACGCTCCTCGCGCTTGACCCGGTAGGCTTCTACTTCCGCCCGGTCGTAATACACGTTTCGCCACTCTCTGCGTTTCCATTTAAGCGTTCCTCGGTGCTGAATCTGTCTCAGGTTATTTATCTTTATCCCGAGGTATTCGGCTACTTCTTGCGAACTCATCTCTACCATGCCGGCGCGTCTACCTTCTCTTCAATGTATTTTGTTTTTACAGCTTGGTTCTTTGCAATCTTGGCAATTTCGTTTCCGGTGATTTCTAATCCGGTTACTACTGCTCCGGCTTTATTTGTGTAAGTGCTTTGTGAGAGCGTACCGACTAGAATTACGCTGTCGCCTTTTGTGTAACTATCTACAATTCCTTCGGCTTTTGAACCAAAAAATGTAACGCGATACCACATCGTCTCGCCGTCTTCCCACATGTTGGAACTTTTGTTTTTCTTGCGCGGTGTATGCGCTAATGAGAAACTTGCAATAGCGAGGTCTCCAGCGAACTTTATTTCCGGGTCGCTGCCAATGTTTCCTTTAGTTGTAATGTTATTCATGCGCCTTCTCCTTCTAGTAATTTTTTGCTGCCGTCGTCTAATAGTAATGCGAATCCGCCGCTAGGTAAACTTATCGGCCATTCTTCCGGGTTTTTCCAGCTGGGAACCATGAATCCTTTGCTTTCCGCCCATTCCGGATTGAGGTGAATACTTTTTGTTCCGAGGTTATGGCATTTATGATGAACGTTAATTAGGTTTGCCGCTGTGTCTTTGCCTCCTCTTGATTTTAGTTTGCGGTGATGGAGCGCCATACTTTCCTCTGCCGCTCCACCACACGCTTCACAATAACTTCCGGCGCGCTCTTGGACAATTGCAACAATCTTCTTGTCCATTGCGCCTCTTTTGCTAGTACCAGCCCGTACCTTTATTGGCATTTTTTTGCCAAAAAGTCCATGCGTTGCATGGTGAGCCGTAACGTTTTGTTATGTAGCGTAGCCCGGCCGTAATCTGAATACTAGCCTCTTTTGGTTTGTAAGGGAATTTGTAATTACCCCATGTTGAGGGTAAAAATTGAAATAGCCCGAACGCTCCTGAAGATTTGTTATGCGCATTTACACGCCAACCGCTTTCGCGCTGCACCAGCTCTTTGAGGCATCTATACTCGCTGCTCTTCCCCCATTGCTTTATCACCAAATGTTTGGCGTATTGTTTTGGGTTTGTTTCCGCGAGCATTTCTTGACTCATGCGAGGCGACGTTGCAGCTTCGGCGCTGAGTGTGTTACAAAGTCCAACCACTAAGGCTACTAATAGGACTTTGTATTTGAACTTTATTCGGAGACCTTCCGCCCTTTCTCACAGGCTTCGCAGGTTTTTGCTCCGTAGTGCCATGCCCCGTATGGGCAGTTTCTGTTTATCATGTTGTCTAAACTACTCATTTTCGTCTCCTTTGAGTGATAGCGAATAGTGCCTTTAGTTTACCTGTAATTTTATGTTTGGCCGCCGGCCGAAATACCGTAAACTTCCGGCGGCCAAAGGGAGCGCAGTTTCGGCTAGGCCGTTAGGTAGCCATCATGACCGGACTTGGCGGAATGAACTGCCGCTTTAACGCTCATTTCGAAATAATAATTCAACCGAGGCCTCTTCCTCTATGCGGTCAATGTCTTTGTGCATTTTAGCGACGAGGTATTGCTCCTCTGCCGCTTGCGTAAATGAATCTATTACCCCTTCGAGATTGACTAAAATCGCCCACATCAGCGCCGGGTCTTTTTTGCGCGCTCCTTTGCGCAGCAGCTTGGAAGACGTAATCATAAAGTCTCTTACCATAGGGTCATACTTCATTGGACGCTTCTTGTTCCACCCGGTGCTAATTCCCATAACGCCGAGTTTAGCGCTTCGTAGTCTAATTTTGCTGAAATCCAATTTATCCGGTCAGGCGTTTTCTGCACGTCTAATCCTGAATCTTTGCAGAAATCTATGTATGGCCGCTTGCCTTTGTAATCAGCCATAAACGCTACCGCGCCTTTGTAGATGTTGTAGTCGTTATCTATCCATAGCATTACGTTCCAGCTTGCGTAATTCTTCCAGCCGTTGTATTCCTCTTTGCCGGTATCGCCTTTTTGTGAATAAGGCTGCGTTCCATTGCCGTTTTTGTTTGGGTCTGTTAATTTCATTTAGAATCTCCCCGTTACCGAATACCGGTAAGACAATTCGTCTTCGGCTCGCTGGTCATGGCCGTCGTCTTGCTCCGGTATGTCTAGCGCCTCGGTTGCTTCAGTATGGCAGCATGGCGTTATGAGGAATTCCTGCTCCTCGTCGAATAACAATTCACTTGGCAGCCATGAATTTTTACCTTTGTTGCACCATGAACAATCTAAATAATCTTTTTTGCTGACGTTTTGTATTTTTGTGAATCGTTCAATTTCCGTATCGGTTGCTCTGCGGTGCGTATCGCATTTATCTATGCAGCTTTTAATTGTATTCATGGGTATAACAAATCTTTGCAGAATTGACTCATTTCGCTAACCGGCACTTTGCATTGTTCCGGTGTAGTTGCTTGAAATCCCCAAGCAGCAAACGCCACAATTGCTCCTACCGCTACCCAGCGGCGTATTCTGTATTTCGCTGCCATCTTCATTTCTTGTCTCCTTCAATTACAGTCCAGCCAGTTAATGGAACCCGGCCGCAGCTCTCGCAAACGATTACGTCTCCTTCTATTGCATTGCCGCATTTACCGCATGTGAACACAATGCCTTCACTCGACTCAGTTACAAATCTACTCACGCTAACCACGCTCCAATCCATGCTACTGCCGCTGCGAGAATAACTATTGTTAATGGTGAGTTCATAATCTTGCCAATCTTGCATCGAAATTTTTAGCCGTCATTTGCAATTGCTCGCAGAGAATTGCTTGCACGACGCGTACTGCGTCGCTTGAATTGCCTCCAATGTTCCATGTGATTGATGTTGTTAAATCGGCCGGAGCATCGTATTTCCAATCGTAAATAGTTGCGATTGTTGTAGTTCCGTCGCGCTCGGTTACGTGCATTCCCCAATTGAAATGTACTTTGTATCCGTCGCTAGTTTCGGGTTTGCCGAATACCGCTTCCAGCTGCTCGCGTGTAGCCCAAATGTAACCTTGTAGGCATGTGCCGCTGATTTCTTTAGTGCGTTTGAATTCTCCTACTGTCTCTACGTATGTAGTCATCATTAGTTACCTTCCTTTGCAACAATGTATCCGCGTGAGTTTTCGCTTACAATTGTGAATCCTTGAGCAATTAGCGCTGCGATTGCTTGATTTAGTATTTGGGTTGCTTCTTCCTGAGTAAATTTTTGTCCATTGTATCCATGTGTAAATTCGACATTAAACTTGCCAGTTGAAACTTTTACGTAACGTGGGCGCAAATTGCGGCCGTTGACGTTGAAAGATGAGGCTTGTTCAATAACCTCTACACCTGAGTAATAAGCATAGTTGCGTGTAATGTCGCGAAGAACACTTTTTCCACCTGCAACTTTTTTGTAACGCACTACATTTGCTTTACGTAGAATTCCTGCAATTTGAGCCTTTGTTACTGTCTTGTCGTATTGCGCTGTTTCTACTATGTTTTCTATGCTTTTTGTTGCTGTATTCATTTTGCTTTCCTAACTGTTTGGAGGAACTTTTGTTCCTTGTTGAGTTTAATTCTGCCTTACTTTTTTGGTTTTGTCGCCCATTGCGGCAAGTTTTTTTAATTTATTTTTATTTATTTATTGCCTCTATTTTGACCGCTGTATCCATTGCATAGCCGACTCTGCGGCCGCGAGTTAGGTAATACCGGTTGTTGTATAAATGAATCCAACCCCATTTGGTATTTCCGCTTTCAAACGTAACCCGGACTTTAATTAAATTGGTCGCATACGTATTTAATAATTCAGTTAATGATTCAGTGGTCATTATTTTGTCTCTATTTCAAAATGTAAATACCAGCCGTTTTCGTCGCCTTCAAATAGCCATTCACCGCCGGTTGTTTTTTCATTTAAACGTACCGCTGCGTTCCACGCAGATTGGTAGGTTGCGTAATACTTTGTTTCGCCCTTAGCGGTTTTGTAAATAGTCATCAGAACGCTTCCGCCATCATGCAGCGCATTTCTTCCTCAGCTGCGTAAATTGCTTCCATGATGTTGTCCGGGTGAGAAACGTATCCAGCGCGGTATGAGAATTGAGTACCCATGCGGCCGCGCCATAATTCGTACATTCCCTGCACTTTGTAGAGGTTCCATTTGCCGGCTTTTTCCACCGGTACGATTGTTGCTCTTGCGTTAATTAGTGCTTGTAGTAAACCGACTGCGGTGTATGTATCTACAACCTTTAAGAATAGTTCGTGGCCGAGTGTTTGGTCTTTGTTGAAATCGAAATAATCTAATCCAGCTGCGTCGGTGTAAAACGCATAGTTTTGTTTTTTGTATGTAACTAAAATTGTGTTGCGTGAATCTTGGGCAGAAAGTCCTAGTTTTTCTATGATTTTGTCGTACTTTGTCATTTTAGTTCCTAACGTTTGGGAGGCCTTTTGGTCTCTGTTGGAACTAATTCTGCCTTACCTTTTGTAATTTGTCGCCTGATTTGCCAAGTTTTTTTAATTTATTTTTTTATTTTTTTTCTACTATAACTTTTAATCCGGGTATGTTCCCGTAAATCTTTCTTGCATGTAGTTCCGTCACTTGCCCGTCATCTACGTACGCTACTGACGTTAATGCGTCTAATGCAGCTCTTGTTAATTTATCTAAATCCGGTGCCACAGATGGTTCCGCTCGCTTGACTGTTTTTGGTCTTGGCATAACAAAGATAAGCGTTACCTTCATTGCGCCTTCTTCGGGTTTGCAGCCGGCTAATGTTGCTTCCCACGCAATTGTGGAGCGCCAAACCGCGAGCGCGCTGCCCTGAGAATGCAGAACTCTTCCGTTAATTACCTTCATTGAACCTTGCGGTACTGGTAATCCGTTAACGTGGAATTCTTTCACCGCACTAGGGTAATTGAATCCGTTACAACGCTATGTACTTCTTTTTGTCCGTTAGCGCAATAGAAATCATACGTTCCGTTATTATCCGGACCCATCATAGATTTCACGTGCATAATCTCATTGTTAATTAAAACTTGGTCGCCGAATTGAATACTTGCCGGCGGTACTGGAATGAAAGTCATCTTTCACCCCCTTACTATTATTCAGGTTACGTAATAGTGTAAGGCTTACGGGTAATCTGAGCAACTCATAATCGCCTTAAAATCTCTTTTATGTTTTCCGGCATAGGTACCGCCTCTGACTTGCGCTTCTCGTTCTCTTGGAACCACTTTTGAGACTCCATCCTCTCTCTTTCGCTCTTCTCCCTAGCCTTCGCCAGTTCATAGGCTCTAATCTCATCCTGACCCCGTTTCCGGGGAGGCAGCGGTTCATCTAACCAGCGCTCCGCGTTGAGCCATGTAGCCGGGTGAGGTGTAAACGTCTCTTCCCGGTTTGGGTCTGCGGCAAATCTTGCGGCAGCTGTGATTGCTTCTTGCTGGTCTTCGGCCGTTAATTTATCCCACGCTTTTCTTGCTGCTCCCTTTGCAGTTTTTCTTGGATAGTTGTTCCAAAATAAATTGAATTCTCCGGGTGTTTCTTTGGGTGTTTCTATAGGGTGTTTCATAGGTCGCGAGAGTCGCCCCGTAGACGTCGTGATTGTCGCCTCGTTAGCGTCGTCAATGTCGCCCCGTTTTTCTTTACGCGGCGGCGTTTTGTCGTCTCGTAACTTCTTTAGAACGATTGTGTATCGGTGCGGTCTGCGGTCATCGCGACAATTAGCCGAGCCGCCTGCCCTTTTTTCAATCCATAAATAACCTTTTGTTACCAGCTCGTTAATACTTCTTTGTACTGTTCGCACGTTGCAGCTTGCTCTTGTTGCAATTGTTTGCTGACTAGGCCACGCGTTATCTCCGTCGTCGCTAGCGTGGTCTGCTATCACCAACAGAATCATCTTCTCCGTCGTTGGTAAATTCGTTCTCCACACTTCGCTCATTACTCGAATACTCATCCGCTATTGCCTCGATTTCTTTTCGTGAGATTCCATACTTTGTTAATTCCGTTATTGCTGTTTCTCGTAGCGGCGACCCGTCTCGTCTTCTTAGCGCGTTACGTTCTTTCGTAACCAGCCCTCCCCACATTCCGTAATTTTCATGCTTCATTGCATACGACAAGCACTTATCCCAAATCGGACACGCTCCGCAAATTCTTCGGGTCGGTTCGTATCCAATCGTAGTTATTAACCATTTATTTTCTTCAACCACGTAGAACAAACTAGTCGGTGCGCCGCTGCACTCCGCCTTTGTCCAATCTATTTCGCTGTACCCGGGCATCCCGTTACTCCGCTCGCTTCGTAGTAATTGCAATACGCAGCGCAAAATTTAGGCCATTTTTCAGGAGCCGGCGGTAGGTTTTTAGCCGCCATTTCCTTTGTTTCGTTTAGCCAATTTATTGCCATTAGTGCAACAGCTTGGTCGTATGGTTCTTTGTGACTTCGTATTTCTGCCATTAGGCCGTCTCTTGGTATAACCACTAACGATACTTCCTTCACGTCGTATCCGTTTTTAGCCAACAGGTATCCGTACAATTGCACTTGCCATCTTTGTTGTTCGCTCGGGAAGTAGCGTAGTGATTTCTTTTTTGTCGTTTTCCAATCTACTACGAGGCCTAAATCTTTGATAAATAAATCTATGTGGCCTTTTAATCCTTCGTATTCGAACTCTTGTTCAATTAAAAAATTATCTCCGAACGGGTCTTCTCTTTTAATTGCGTCGGCAATTCCCGAGTGTATAAACGTACCTAATATTGAGGCTAGGCTTTCTGTGTCCGGGTTTGTCTTCGGTGCTTCTTGCAGCTGGTAATAAACTTGCCGGCGGCATCCTCCGATACTTGACGGACCGATTTCGACTTGCTTGCTGCGGTCTCTGTTTTTGTCGTACGCATTGAGGCTTTTGCTCAGTAGGTCGTTTAAGTCAATCATAATTCTAATTTCCAAATCGTTAGTAGTAATACATCCGGTTTCATTTGGTCTAATCCAAATACTTCCGCCACTTCTTTAGCGATAATTGACCGCCAATAAGTTTCAAATTCTTTTGCCAACGACTCATACGCGTTTATCCCGTTTTTCATCTCCGGGAATCGTTTATCAGTTATGACTGTATCTATTGCATCTTTTTTAATAAACGCCAACGCTTGGTCGTATAAAAAAACGTTATGCATTCTGCGTCAGCTTTGCTACTTCTTTTGCTGCCTCTTCCCGGGTTACTCCCGGGTGGCCTTTTATGTACGCGTCAATAAATGCTTCCATAATCGATTGATTGAGTCGTTCCTCCGTCATTTGCAATCTCCGCAATAATTTGTAACGCGTACATGCTCTAATCCAATTAATAAAGTTTTTGCACAATGAGTACACTTTACGTAGGTAGATTGACTTGTTTTGCGGTAAAACGGACTACGTATCCCTATCATGCTACCTCCATTGACGAGCGCACCGAAGTTCCAATGCTGCGCGCAATTTCCACTTGTACTTTAATTCGTGCTGCGTTTGCTCTTGCAGCTTTGACTTGCGCCTCCGCCATCGCTACCCGTATGTGCAATTCCTCGTTACTTATCAGCGCCATGTCTTCGCGCTCGCTGACTGTGTAATTCTTTCCGGTCGGAGACGATTTCATACTGTACTCCATCCGGCTTTTTGCTATTGCAATTTCGTACTGCGCTTTGTAAGAATTGTAATGACTTTCTACTTCTACCAATTCGCTATGACTTTCGTCAATCTCTTTTGATAAATCGTATAGCCGCTTTTCTATTTGTGCCGGCGTGACTACTGCGTTATTCATCTTTCCTCCCTTATCCTAATAACGTATAAATAAATGCTAGTAATGCTAAGAGTTGTACTTTGAACATTGCCAGCAAAATGTTAATCATGGATTTCCATTTCTTCTTCGTCCAGCTCGCTGACGCTTTCTGCGATGTCCGTTTTATTTTCTACGACGGATAAATGTTCCTTTGCTTTGCGCGTTTCAATCTCAATTACTTTCCATGAATCTGACGCGTAACCAAACGGGTCAGGCGTCAGCATGTATCCGGCTGCGTCTAACGCTTTCCCGGTTGTAATTGCGTCTAGGTTTAACGCCTCTGCCAACCGGTGAATACTTACTTGTTGGTGATTTATCGCTACTAGCCAACCCGTACTAGGTTCAAACTTTTTTGTTTTGTTGCTCATAATTTTCCTCCACAATGCTTGCATGTTGATTTTGTTAATCTTTCTGAAATCTCTCGGCCGTTGACGTATTCCTCGACTACGTATACCGAGCAACGATTGCGCTTTTCTTTTAATCGCACAATGTAATTTTCTTTATGTAATATTGAGAGCATGGCGCTAGATTGTCCAGCATGCCAATTTTCAATCTCTCCCAATTCTTTCCACGTTAATCCGCGTTCCAGCTGCGTTGCCACTCTGTAAAATGACGTACGCTGCATAAGTGATGTTTTGCCGCTGCGGTCATCTTCTAATACTCTGTCGCGGCTTGCTTCGCTTCCTTGCCAACCACTTGTTCCAGCGTATGGCGTTAGAGGTAATTGCATGTCGTTCATCGGATTTGCTCTACTCTTGCGTTGAGCGCGTCTTTTAATGTTGTTCCATCTACTTGTACTTCTAGCAGCTCTTTGTTTTCTTCCCACAATTTACGCGCTTCGTTTACATCTTGAAGAATTGGAACAATCCCTAGCGCCATCTTTACCTGAGTTATTTCCTCCGGTGTATACACTTTTGGTTCTTTGCTCTTTACCGGTTTGCGCGCTTCGGCTCCGTAACGCTCGACCTTTTCCATCTCTTCTCGGCTTGCGCGCTTTCCCTGCGAGGCGTAATTGCAGTTTGCTAATGCTCTTCCGAGACTGGACGTCTCTCCGTTTTCTAGCGCTGATGTTCGGTTTACCGGTGACGCTCCAACTATTTCTTCGGCGTAGCCGGTCGCTGTTGGATTCATGTCTTCTTTATCGAAATAAATCTCAGCCTTTACAATGAATCTGCGTTCATCGTGGAAGATTAATTCTGTGAATACTCTGCCGTTTGCGTGGTCTTTCCAGAACTTTGCCAATCTACTTTCGACTGTCTCGTAATCTTCGAGGTTAAATTTTCCAGCCATTTTCTATGCCTTCTTCCATTTTTGGGTTCGCCTGTCGGAACCTGTTGCCGCTAATTCTGCCTTACCTTTCCTCAAATTATGGTCTTTTGCCTGTATTGTTTTTTTTGTGTCGTATGGGAGGATTACCCCATGACTACCCTTATAGCCGTCCAGCACTCCGATTGGTGTTTAATCGCCGGTGACTCCCAAACGACCTCGTATCACATTTCTGCGGACTGCTCTCCAATGGGTAAAATCGCTTTGAACGGTAAATACTTGGTTGCAGCTGCCGGCCTTGTTCGCGGCATGAATCTTATTCAACACGCTTTTACTCCGCCTCCTCCTCCCCGTTCTAATCTTGATAAATTTATGGTTACTACTTTTGTTCCGGCTCTTCGTAAATGTTTTCAGGCCAACGGGTACGACATGAAAGATGATGGCGACATCGCTTCTCACGATAATGAATTCCTTGTAGCCGTCAATGGCACTATTTATCTTATTGACGAGGCCTATGGCGTTGAGCGCACTTCGGATAAGGTTTATGTAACCGGCTCCGGTATGGAGTTAGCTCTCGGCGCTGCTCATGCTCTTGGTGTTGCAGACGTAGATGACTGGGAAGAGGCCGTAGAAATTGTCGAGGCTGCCGTCAATACCGCAATTAAGTTTGATATTTATTCCGGCGGTGCGGTTCAGTTTGCTTTGCAAGATACTGCCGGTAAATCATGGATTACTAACGAGTAAGTTTCGTTGCTCGCTTATCGTCTCTTTCTTCCTGTAATTGTCCGAAAGTTCTTCTAGCCATTTTTTTGTTGAAATGTTTAATGTTATTAGCCGGTATTCCTATTTTGTTTGTAGGTAATGTGATTGCCAATAGGTCGCTTGCGTCTTGGTTTTCGTATCCTGCGTCTAGTATTGCCGCGTCGTCAGGGAACACTTCCGCATGTCTATCTGTTTCTTTATTTATTAGGTGGTCTTGTTTGCCGCCCATTGAATACAGGTACTTAAAATTGTCCGGGCAATTCGGTTCTACCACTTCTTTGAACATTTCCACTTCTTTTGTATAGCAATAAAACGTTACTTGCGGTGTAAATCGAGCAATTTTTAACCACAATTCTAAATATTCTTTTGAGAAGAAATCCCCGGCGTCATGTATCCGCACAAATTTACCGGCCATTTTTGGTTTTTGCACTTCTTCTAACATGTGCGCTAACCAGCCTTCCGGGTCTTCTAATACGTATTCTAGGTTTTGTATGTGTCTTCTTTTTACGTTGCTGAAATTGTAGGTTCCGTTTCTTGCGTAACAAAAACTTGCACACGCTCCGGCGTTAGGACAAACGTTAAAGTTTTGCCCGTTAGTTAATTTGATTGCGAACGCCGGTAGCGACCAATTAAAAATTCCGTCAGGTCGTAATTCTCCGTTTTGCGTGAGTAGTTTTTCTGGTCTCATTGTCCTCCCCAGCCTCCTCCATGAAAGATAGCCGGCGTCGCCGTTATCACTTTATTCATTTCCGTTTTGCAATTCGGGCAATTAAATTTGTGTTCCTCTTTAAATGAGAAATACTTTTCTTCAATCCGGTAGCAATCCGGGCACTTAAATTCATACATTGGCATTAGCGGCATCCGTTACTTCTTTAGCGAACACAATTCTTGCTTGTTCGAATAATAATTTATGGTTCCACGTCATAGGTTCCGGCGCTTCTAATTCCATAATTGCTTTGTAAATCCGGTCGCGCTGCTCGGCTAGTCGTATTTTTAAAGTCTTCTCCATTAGTCTAACCACACTTTGTATCCAGCTGTGACGCGGCCTTTTATCGGGTCAATAAAATGTAGTCGCTGACTTGGTGTAGCGCTCGCCGCGAGCATTACTCCAGCGTATCTATTATCGCTTTCGGTGCTTCCCGTTTGGTACACGCTTCCCTGTCCGTTAGCCATCGCCCACTCTGCGTGAGTGTGGTAATGCCCGATGTATACGTCTCTGAAATCCCAAGGGTAAGAACCGCTGCGCCATCTATTTGCATGTTGCACGATTGCTCCGGGTGAGGCGAATCCGTTTCGGCCTACTTCGTCTCCATGTATCAGCAGCGCTTTATAGTTTCCTATCTCCACCCTTTGAATATCTTCCGGGCAATCTTTCCAATCCAATCGCTTTTCTCCGGCGAGTAATTGTTTAGCCAATTCATAGCACATGCGGTCAAAATTATCACTCCTAGGCACGTTATCGCGTTTGCTGCCAATCCGCCCATGATTTCCCCATTCCGGTACGACTGTAACTTTCTTGTAGTTTGCGAGCGCGTACCTTACAACATCTACGCACAATCTACTTACGTTTACGTATTGTTCGAATAACGTAGCGTCAATTTCGAACGCTTGACTAGGGAAGTTAAATAATCCTTCAATCATGTCTCCGCCGAATAGAATAAATACTTCATCTACCGGGTGGTCAGCTCTGTGTATTTCTGTAATCTTTAATGCTTTGTCGCAGAACGTCATTACTCTTTGTTGCATTACTTCGCTGTTGTACGTTGTAGTTTTTTTAGCGCCTTGCCAATCCGTTAAATGCCATAACGCTACTTCCGGTTTCTTGTTGCTCTTTGTAAATTTTGGTTCCGGTACCGGGTTTATTTTGCCAGCTGCGAGCGTTGCGTCGTATGCCGCTTGGTGTGTTGCCTCTACTAAATCTGTTGCTTTCTGTTTTGTCTCTAATAGTTTCTTTTGCGTACGCATCAGCGCTCGGCGCAATTCAATTACGTCGCTTGATTCAATGCCTTCCGGCAGCTCTTCGAATTTATCCTTTAGGCTCATCGCTCATCACAATTTCTCGGCCATGTATTGTGTACCCCAATTTATCTTGCCAAGAGTCGTCATGCCCCGGTGCTGCGAAGCATCGTACGCTTTTGTACGCGTCAAGCATTAGCGCTACTTGCCATGCTGGTATGTCTTCGGTTTGCAACATTGCTCCCCAAATCCTGCCGGTAATAGCGAAATTTTTATGAGCATCTCCGTAAATGTTTTGGCGCTCGTCCAAAATGTCGTCTATTTTTTTTCTTGGCATGCGCAAATGTTTTTTCTATGTCGTGAGATTGCCTCGTTGCTGCTCTTTACTCCTTCGGAGCGCAACGCGCTTAATACCTCGTTAGCGGAATAACCTTTGCTCCACGCTTCGTCTAATGCCTTTTGGTCTGCCGGACTTAACGATTCATACATTGCCATGTACGCGCAAGCGTTTTTTGTATTGCGTTTTGTTTCTATCTCTTTCAATTTATCCGTTAGTGCCATTTTGCCTCCTTGCGTAATCTTACCCTTTATCCACAGAAATGCAAAGACCCCTAGCCAATTCCCCGAGGCTAGGAGTCTTTCGCTATTAAGTTTTTATCCCGGTTAAGCAGACTTTTTTGTTGCCTTTTTCTTTGTTTCCGCTTTGAGCAGCTTGTCTATTTCTGCCGTTGCTTCATCAGCCACTATGCCAAACGCTGAGTCATTAGGATTAAGCGCTCTTAGTAATGGTGCTGCTATTGCGATTACCGCCGCTGTGAGTAGGTCGCGTGGGTCTGTCTTTCCCATAGACAGCGCTACTACTACCGCTACTAGTGCTGCGCGGCCGTATGAGGCAATTGCCGCTTTTAGAGTTTTATTCATGTTACTCCTTCGGTCTTCCTACCGCCATAATTAGCGAGTAAGAACGTTTCTTTAGGTAAAACCCGTCTCCGTTGCTTTGACTTCCGTTTTTGTCCGGGCTTGTATTGCCTTCGTATGCGTAAATGTATTTTAATGTTTTATTGTTGCTTTTAACAATTCCTACGTGGTCAGGTTGCGCATCTGCGTCAAATTGGTAGAACACTACGTCTCCGGCTTGCGCTTGACCCACCGGTACTAGTTGCCCGTTTTTTGCTAGGTACTTCATCCATTCGTCGCAGCTTGCGAATCCTTTAGGCTTTGTTTTTGGCGCTACCGCTGTAATCGCCCCAGCGTCAAAAAATACTTTAGACGCGCTCATTGCGCACCAAGGTTGGTTATTTAGCCCGTACCATTTGCCGAATTCTGTATTGTTATTGTTGCCTTCTTTGTAGCCTAAGTGTTTTTCGGCTTCCGCAATTACTTTTTTAGTATCCATTCAATTTACGCCTTCTTGTATGTGTTGGTCGAATCTTCCCGTCAATCTTGCTAGGTCGCGTTCCATTCTATCGTTTTGGTCGCGTAACGAGCTGCCTCCGTTTCGGTGGAATTGCGCGTTAATTTTTTCTAGTTTGATGTCTTGCTCTGTGAGTCTTTCGTCCAGCTTGCGCCACGTCTTAAAAATACCGGCAGGTAGTAATACGACAATTGCGAGTAATTGTGCAATCGTCAGCAAGGTATCTATTTTCATGATGGTAATTATTACACATTGTAGAATGGAATTTTGCGGTTAGTTCCCGCGATTTGAATAATCACGTAACCGACTGGCAGCGGCGGCGTAGTTGCAGCTCCAGCGGCTCCTACTGTTGTAGCCGTTGAAGTAGTGTTGAAATTTACAGTTGTACCTAATGTTGTTGTTCCCGTTGAAGTTAAATTTACTCCGGTTACTGTTCCTAACGTAGATGTAATGTTACCGGTTGTAGCCGTTATGTTTCCGGTTGTTGCTGTAATTCCGGTTCCTCCTGTAACAGTTGTTCCTGCGCTTAGCGCTGTTCCTGCACTTACTGTTGTTCCTGCCGAAATACTGCCAGCTGTTGCCGTAATGTTTCCTGTTGCTACGGTAATGTTTCCGCTAGAAACTGTTAATCCTGCGGTGAAAGTTTGTAGTGCTGTCCACGCTGTATCTACGTTAGCCGTTGCAATGTTTTGAGTTGCCGCTAACAATACGCGCAATTTTCCTAATGTAGTGTTATACCAAATGTCTCCCGTACGTGGATTTGTAGGGTCGCTAGTAATGTTTGGCGCTGTGAATCTTTGTGCTGTTTCTTGTTTGCTTAATCGTAAATCTAACGATTCAAAAATTGCCCGTAGTTCAGGCGGCTGATTTATGTAAGCCACGTTGCCTCCTAATTAGACGTTTGTGCAAATGTAATTGTAACGCGTTCCGGACCATTCTCACCCGGTTGTACGTTTAGCCCAACTATTCTCCACACTTGGTCTAATGTTGTAGGGAATCTTTCGTCAGTAATAATCACTCTTGCGTCGTCTCCAATGTTGTACGTATTAAATTCAGGTGTTACGTCAGCCGGTACTACGACAGTCATAGTTACCGGAGGGTATGAGACTGCACTTACTTGTCCGGTTGCCAGCTGCGCCAATAGCGTTGCGTCGTTAATGTCTGTGTAATTTACTTGGTCTTCTAATAGCGGCCAACCGCTGCTAATTTTTGTTGTATCTTGCGCGTATCCAATTAGTTTGCCTTCGTTTGACCCTGCTCCAATTGTTCGTATTGTGTTAGCCACGATTGACCCGTCTTCCGGGTATGTGTATTCCACGATGTTTGCAGCTGGTAATTCGAATACCAATGCTGACGCGCTGTTAATGTTGTAAACAGTTCCCAATCGTGGGTATCCCATTTGCAGAGTTTTAGTTGGCACTCCGGCTACGTAATTTACGTCAATGTAAAAATCGAATCCGTTGAGCGCTCGGCTTAAATCTTGTACCGCTCCGTATACCGGTTTTAATTCGTATCCGTAGTATGTCCGTGATACTAATACACCGGAAGTATTTGTAGGAACAATTACTCCAATGTTTCCGTTTGTTGCCGTTTGCGCCGTATTAAATAAACTTTGTGCGACTGTTAATTGGTCTACGTTTGTAAATACTTCGTCAGTAGTTATTGCTCTGCGCTCAAAGTATGATTCGAATTCTCTGGCCGTTAGGTTAAGAGTTTGCGCTGTACTGTTGTATTCTCTTCCCCAAATTATTCCGCCCCAAATTAGCACGCCGTCTGAGTCTACGTAAATTGCTGTTCGCCCCGGAATGGTTGCGTTTGCTACGTTAAATTTATACGCGTTTAATCCTGATAGCAGTATGTGGCCTTGAAATGTTCCAGCTTGGTTTAATTGTTGGTTAAATGCCACTCCCGTTAATGGCAGCTCCGCAAGGATTGAGTTAGTTAATAAATCGGCAAATAAGTACCGGTATGTAGCGGCCATTGCCTCTCCTTACTCAGCTTGTTGGACTAATCTACCAGTTCCAACGCCTAAGTCACTTATTGTCTTAGCGCCTAAATCGTTTTGGCAGACATACACCCAATCGTGAAGCGTTTTTGGGTCTGTACTTATTGCTTCGTATTTAGCCTCATTGTCGCAAAATTGGCACTGAGGAATTGAAGGTAAATAAAGAACAGATACTTCCATTATTTCTTAGGCGCGTCAGTGATTACAGGAACGTCAGAGACTTCATAAACAGGTTGAGCAAACTCTGTTCCGTCATAAGTCCAACCAATTTGCACACCGCCTGCTACAAATTCGTGTTCAACGCAGACTTTTCCAGTTGCTTTTTTAGCAATTTCTAATGAATCAGCAATGATTGTATTTGTAACTACACCTTCTTCAATTACCGCGAAATGAGCCATTTATTTTTCCTCTCTTAATAAAATACGTAAATAACGCCGGGTGAGCCGTTACCACCTGAACCGCTAAGAACAGAAACTGAAGCGTAAGCAACTGTGTTGCCGCAACCAAATCCACCGCCGCCACCGCCACCTGCGCCGTATCCAGTTGCGCTTGAACCGTTAGTACCTGCCACTTGCGAACCAGCCGTTGCTGTTGCACCACCAGCGCCACCTGCGCCGCCTGCGCCGCCATAAGTTGTTGCTGCTCCACCTGCGCCACCTGCTAATGCAGTTACGCTATCGCCTCTACCTGCACCACCACCACCACCACCACCGCCTGCGTATTGAGATAACAAAGAAGTTGTTGTAGTAAAAAATGAATAACTAGAAGCAGCAGTGCCAACGTTACCTGTGTAACCAGTAGAAGCAGCAACAGAGCCACCTGCTAATCCTTGTGTTCCTCCCGCTGCTCCAGCAGTTGAAGTTCCTACAGCGCTACCTGTTGCAGCAGCGTAACCGCCGTTACCTCCAGGACCACCACCGCTACTTCCAATGGCATTTGTTATTCCGTATTGGGCGTTTGTAGAGCCATCACTGTCATTAGCAAATGTTCGACTAATAGTTCCGTTTGGGTTCCAAGAATTTACCACGCTGTTTACTGCACTGTTACTTGTACCATAAAATTGATTAGCAAGGTATTTAGAGTCGTGAAAATAATAAGTAAGGTAATAATCGTCTGTTGTACCTCCTGTGCCACCGTACATACGCAATTCACCAAAGGCTGTTGTTCCGCCTGCTCCACCCGGGTTACGCGCTGTGCCTGTTCCGTTAGCACCTGCTCCTCCAGTTCCACCTGCGCCAATTGTGTACGCAATATCTCCTGTAACTAGATAAGAAAAATAACCAACACTTCCACCGCTACCGCCATTTCCACCTGATGAACAAAACTTAAATCCAGTTATACCAGCACCTCTACCGCCACCGCTATTTCCTCCACCGCCACCGCCGACCATAACAAGGTAGACAAGTTTAGGCGTAGTGATGCTTGCGCCCGGAATAGTCAATGTGCCTGATGAAGTTAGTGTATTACGCAAAGTAACTGCGTTAGTAGGTGCGGCAGGATTAAGTGTTAAGCCCATTATTTAACCTTCCTTAAACAATCGTAATGCCTGATACTTGGCAATCTATTTGAGGAATAGAAGTTCCTACTGAAATCTTTTTGGTTGTTGCAAAGTATTGTTTCAAGTCAATAAACGCTGTTGTATTTCCTGAAACAGCCAATTGTTTTGCCACTGCTATTCCGTCAATAGTTAAATTAACCTGAGCAACAGAAGCAGTTGGATTAGCAAATACCGCGTTAGTTACTATTCCGTTTGTTGAAGCGGCAAGTGTGTAATTATCAGGATACTTACCAAATGAACCTTGCGTAAGAGCGGCAGAAGCAAGAGTTTGAGTTGCTGATGTATAGGTAAATAAAGTTGATGAAGGCACTGCGTTGACTACGTAAGTTCCTTCAGTTGCCGCGTTACCACTATTAACTCTAACAATATCTCCAATTGCTAATCCGTGAGCAGAACCAGTCGTAATAATTGCTGTGTAATTGACTACTGCGTGGTTAGATAAAGTTTGTCCAACAGTTACACCTGAATTAAAGATTGCTGAGCCGTTAGGTGTTACTGAGGCTGAACCAATGTTTCCTGTTGTTACAACGTATGTTGCTGTATTAAGTCCGGGAAATGAGTTTACTGGGAATAATCCGTCATAAGACGCACCTACACCCTGAACTGAAATAAGTGTGCCTACCTGAGTAAGTCCATGATTAGAACCAAAAGTAAGAGTTACAAGGTTAGATGTAAGAGCAGCTGTTGTGACTGTTCTTTGCACGTTTGTTGTTCCGTAAGCAGGGTTGCCTCGAAAAAATACTGCCGGTGTATTAGTTGCCATTTAGTATGCTCCCATAATAAATTCGTATTCTAGTGAGGCAGCGTCAATTCCACCTGTGAGTAGATTACCACTAGAATCGAATCCGTTTAAGACTGTTCCGCTGCTATTTACGATTTGTAATGCGTTTGCTACTTGCCCTGCGTTGAGTTCAATTCTGACCGGTACAGTAGTTGTTGTTTGTGCGCTAAATGTTACTTCGTCAATTGTCGCGCGCACGCGTGAATCCGTAATGTTACCGGCGCTAATAGTTGTCGTTCCAGCTGCTACCGCCACCGTAGCCAGCAATAATGAGTTTGTTGGTGTAGCCGGTGCAACCGGTGAAACCGCTGCCGTTCCTTTTACTACTTGAAATACTACGTTATTTGTTGAACCGGTATAGGCTGAATCGTTTATTGTTAATACCACTTTGTCTATACGTGGATTTGTTGCATCCGCTGTTGTTACTGTTACTGTTGTTGCGGCGTCGTTGTAGGCCATGTAGACGCCCATGTTGGATTGGTAATCACCTAAAACAGTCGCCCAACCTAATGCAATTGATAACACCATTCCGCTGCTCGGTGAAACTTTTAGGTCATTTGTATGTACTACACCAGACGTATTCCACGTTGCATTTGTTGTTAAGCGGTCATTTTCCGCTGAGTGACTTCCGTTTTGGAGCCAACTTGGAGGTAATCGTAATGCCATTTATTCTCCTAGATGTATGCGTTTCGCCACGTGATGGTTCCGGCCGTCGTTCCGCTTAGTGTACCGCTTCCTGACCAATAAATATTACTGGTACCCGGTGGTAAAGAGAACCATTGCGAGCCTCCTAATACCAAGTTTCGTGCCGGTTGCCCGTTAAGCGTAACTAATTTTTGGTCTGTATCTATTACTAGCGAATCCGTATCTACGAACGTAGCATTGAAAAACAGGTAATAACCTTGCGACGCGTTGCCTATTACCGGGTTTGTAATCGGACCATTGAAAGTTACCGTAGGGTATGACGTCGCCCAGCCGCTATTTGTGCAGCTTGTAAATGGCGCAATTCCTGATGTGTAAACGAGGTTATAGGTTCGGTTGTATGTTCGGCCTAATCCTCCGCCTTGCGTCAGCGTTCCTGTTTGTAATGTACTGTCGTAATAGTTAGGCAGCGGTGCGTAAAATTCAACCTGAGATGTAATGTATCCGTAAGTGTAATTCGGGTCTACCGTAGTACGCAACGTTCTTACACGTGCTTGAATAAATTGGTCTCCGGCAGCTGTCTGTAATTTGAAATACAGAGGTGACGTTCCGCTGGTCTGCGGTAGCAGCGTTTGTTGAATTGTATTGTAATTTGTCTGCGCTGAGTTTCCGCTAGAGGCAAACGTGTTAAAAATAATTGAGATGGTTCGTGAACTTAGGAAGTCTCTTCCCGTAAACATGCCATCGTTATAGCCTCGGTTGTCGTCTTGGTTTCGGATTGTAGGTAGGCTTTCTAATCCGTCTACGCTTAGTATTTGGTAAGGCGAGCCAGCTCCGCCGAATACTTGTCCGTTAAATTGAAATGAATACTGATTTGTTAGCGTCATTTGTCGAACGCCCCTTTTCCGGATAACACGACGTTGCCGTATTTAATTCCGCCTACGACCGTATTTTGTATTTCTAGCGCGCTTGCATTTGTGTTGGTTGTTAAATAAAGATTGTATTCCTGCATTGACTTTGCTTCGCCTAATCTGAAACTTCCGGCATTGAAATTTTCAACTACGTTTGAAGTATTTTTCTTAGTTGCTTTAGGTTTAGCCGTACTTCCGGCAGCTGCTCCGCCTCCGCTTAATGCTCCTAAAGCAGCCATCAGCGCTAATACTTCTTGCATTTTGGCAATTAGCGCGTCTAATTCTTTTTGCGTTTGTACGTTTAATTCGTGTATTGCGGCTTGGTATGCCTCTTGCGCTTTGACTAATGTATCTTGTAATTCTTTTTGGTTAGAGGCTAACGCGTCGTTAAGTGCTATTTGATTTTCGTTAAGCGCCGTTGCTAGGTCTACGCTTACCTGAGTCATTTCGTCTTTGAGCGCTTTTGTAGCCAGCCCCATTCCAACGTTTAGGCTATCTGCTAGCCCTGTCATTCCCGTTTCTGAAATGTCTGTGATTCCAGTATAAAGTTCCTGCATTCCTTTTATTGCTTCCGGCGTTGCTGCAAGAATTGCGTCAGACATTGCATTTCCAGCATCAGGACCTTGCGCAACTACTTCCTGAATAAACGTTTGTGAAAATCCTTGCGCCGCTAATTTAGACGCATTTTCCTGTAACGTCTTTACGCCGGTGAGTTTGTCTTTTAATTTTTGCAATAGGCTTTCTCCGGTTTTATCGGAGTCGGTAAATAATCCGGCTAAGTCTACTTTTGTTGCATTTTGGAACGCGTTAATTAACAGGTCTTTAGACTTTTGAACGATTGAGGCGCGTTGCTGCGCCGCTTTTGTTTCTAGGTCAACTGCCTTTTTTGCGTAGTCAGCTTGTATCGCTAATCGCTTGTCTTCAAATTCTTTGTTAATTGCTATTACTTGTTTGCCGTAGTCAGCGTCAATTTTGGCGCGTTTTTCCGCTGCGTCAGCTTGTACCTGAGCAATCTCTTTATTTATGCTTGCAATTTGTTTTTGGTATTTTTGTAATTCGGCTAATCGTTTTTTAGCCGCTGCCGCTGCCGCTTTTGTTGCAGCCGCGCTCGGACCATCATCCGGAGCCGTTGCAATTCCTGTTGCGGTTTGAGTTCCGTACGTAAATGCGTTTTCTCCGTAACCGGTTTTTATGTTTGGTTTTTTTGTTGCTAATTTATCTAATGCGCTTCCGTATGATTCAACTTTTTTGGCCGTTTTATCGAAGAAATCTCCCGTATTTTTAATTCCATCGTCAATAGTTTTTAATGCGTCTTTAGCAGCTTGGTTTCCTAATGCCGCTAATCCTTTAAGAACTAAACGTAGAGGACCAGTTTCAAATTTTAGAAACGCCGTTATTAAGTCTCCGACTGTACTGATAATCCAACCGATTGCGGATAATCCAGCTTTGCCTATGCCAATTAACAATTTACGGAATGCCTCTGAATGATTCCATAAATAAATCATTCCGGCCGCCGCCGCCGCTAAGAGCGTAATAATAATTCCAAGTACGTTATTTCGCATTGCTGCGTTTAACGCCAGCATAGACGCTGCCATGCCGTTTGTAGAGGCTATGCTTGCCAGCTGCGCTCCTTTCATGATTGTTGTTGCGACTGTCCATGCGGTTTGAATTGCTTTAGAAACGACTAAAACCGCATTCCATACTTTAAACGCCGTATAGCCAACTACTATTGCAGTTCCTAATGCAAGAACTACGTTTTTATTTTGTGCTATAAAACTAAAAAGAGGCACTAGGAATTTATTGTATAAATCGCCTATCGCTTTTCCAATTCTAAGTAATACCGGTTGTAGGTTTGTAATCAGGTCACGTGCGAAATCTGCCGCTTTATCTTTTGCTCTGAATACCGCTCCGGCGAACGTATCTCCAGCCGCCTTTGCTGCTCCTCCGAATTCGCGGTTTACTTCCGCGAGAATAACTTTTTGTGCCTCTAATGTTTTTCCTGAATCTACCAGTGCTTTAATCTGTTCTTTTTGTGCAGCTGTGAACGTAACGCCTACGCGCTGTAACGCGCTTACGCCTTTAATTGGGTCGTTAAGCGCCTTTCCTAATTGGATTGCAGATGACTGCATGTCTTGACCTAGTGCTGCGGATAGGTCTAGCGCTGCCTTTGTAGTCTGGTCGAATACGTCGTTACCGGCTCCTGCTACGTTTCTGATGTTAGTAAACGTTGCAATTACGTTTTCTCCGTTGAGGATTACGTTTTCGTCTATTGCTGAAATTTTTTCTAGCGCGCTTGCTTGGTCTTGTAATCCCTTTACGCTAATAGAGGCTACGTTGCCCGTAGAGGCGATTACCGCTTTAGTCTTATTGAGCAGCACTTCGTATTGCTGCGCGTCTTGTATAGCCGCCCCAAACGCTCCTTTGAGCATGTTTAATCCGGTGAATACCGCATTTCCAGCGAACATACCGGCCGCTGTTGCTTTGAATTGACTAAGGAATCCGCTTTGCTTTTGTACTGTCTTTCCGAATTCGCTAAAGTTGCCTTGTAATTGCTGCATCTGCGCCGCTATTTTGGCCGTCTCTAACTGTAATTCAATCAGGACTGGTGGAATTGTATTTGCCACTTTATCCCCTCAATTTCGACCGGAATGCGTTTGTAAATACCCGGTTGAGAGTTCCGTTTCCAATTAACTTTCCTGCCGCCGGTATCAGGTAAGGATACCGCACACCGCTCTTCCATCGTTTACTTCCTAATTCTACTGCGCGAGCGTATTCGACTGTTGGACCGACTATTGCTATGTATGCGCCAAATCCGTATCGCACTTCGGTTGTAATGCTGCGTCGTAATGTTCCTGTTACTACGTTTGGACCCGGACCCGTTCCCGGTATGTGGCCTTCTCCGCGTTTGTGCGTTCCGGTGTTAGCGTTTATTTTCGCTTCTTGTTCTAACTTTAACGCAGCTTGCGCAATTGCGTATTCTGCCGCTTGCATAATGTTTTTTTCGAAGTTGTTTAGGCCGGCATGAACTTGCGAGAGGTTACGTACAATTATTGCTCCCATTTATCCGCTCGCTTTTTCTGCCCTCTCAGCTTTAACTTCTTCTACTGCCCCTGCAATCGCAATTAGCCAATCCGCCGTACCAGCCGGGAGGTTATCTACTTCTTCCGGAGTCCAACCGAATCGGTCTGCCATCTGAAAGTAGTACCACGCTTCATCAGGGTATTCCAGCTCTTCAGTTCGGTTTCCGCCGTTGATGAGCCATTTTAGCCTTTCGAGTTGACGGTATCCGCTTTTGGGTTTGCCTCGTTTGCATCTGTCTGCGCTAGTGATGGGAATAGAGCGCTTTGTGCGTCTTTTGTCGCTTCTACTAATGCGTCGTAATCTGCAATTTCTAATTCTTCTAATGATTCAATTTTAACCGATGGAATAATTAAATCGAATGACCATTCTTCTACGAGCATTGCTACTAATGCGTCGCCTAACGCTAATGCTTTACTTAATTCGCCTTCGGCCGAATCGCTTGCCTTCATTACTCGTTTGCGGTCTTTTACCCGTAGTGATGTAGGGTCTTTTAATTTTACTGTTGCCCCTGATGGTAATGCTACTTCTTTAGACATGTTGCCTCCGTTTGGTTTGCCTTCCTTTTATCTTATCGTAAATCTAGGGAGTAGGTGGGAGGGAGTCCGGGAAGGCGTTCGAACTCAACCTTACCCACCTACTCTTGGAGATTATTTAGATGTATGTACCGGACGCTTTTGCGTTCTTTAGTACCCATTTAATTGGAGCGTATCCACCGGAAGCACCAGCGTCAGTTGTATTTCCCTGTCCGTTAATGTCTACCGAAATCTGCACCATGTCTTGGCCTCGGTCAATTGCCGCTGCGACGTAAGCACCCTTTGTGAGAGTTGCTTGAATCTGTACTGCCGCTGCAGCAGCTCCGTATGACCAGTTTAATACGATTGCAGGTTGAGTATTTGTTAGGTAGCGTGTTAATTCTGTATCCGCTTCCATCACAAACGTAATCTTTCCTGTTACTTCGAGCGCTCCGAGGAATACGTTGTAAGGGTTTTGTGTTGTTGAAATTCCGTAGACCGGTGTTACTGGTCGCTTCATGTTAATTTCGCCGCTTACGCTGTTTGTAATTGTTGAGCCACCGATTGTAACCGCTCCTTGCCATACCTGAGTAGGTAAGACTGTTGAGAATGATGGAGTTGGTGTTGCTGCCGCTGCGCTCGCCCAGCCAGTTACTTTTGTATCGTATTCGAGCATTCCGTCAGCGTTAAACTTCAATGTGAAATCGCTGAATTGGCAACCCGGATAGGCGCGTACTGCCGCTGCATAGAAATCTGTGAGTGTGTAAGAAATTGGTTGAGCATCTGCCGCTGCTACTGAACTATTCTTTAGAGAAATAGTATGAGTGTATGGCGCGCTTGCTCCGACTGTTGCTACGTCTCCGAGAATTCCTGCTAGTGCGTATCCGACTGTATCGGCAAATACTGAACCGCCAAAGTCGTATGTTGAACGTGTACGACCCGGAACGTAGTTGTAATTTTCAACCATCGAACCACGTAGGCCTTTATCGTATAACGGGTCAATGACGTCTACCGGCTTTAGGCTTGAAGCCATTACAGGCAAGAAATCAGTTGGTGTTACTGCGGTTCCTTTTGTTACCTCTTTTGCAATTCCGAGGTAACTGCGAACGGAATTTTGTACGGACATTACTTCACCTCTTCTTCGGTTGAGTCAGACGCGGCTGACGATGTTAATGGTGCTGATGGTGTTGGTGCTTTTGTATTCTTAGCGTCGTCAAAAGACTCACCCGGTTTTAGAATGACGCCAAGCGTAGGATAGACTCGCTCGTCGCTTCCTTCGTTTGTGTATTTCATCTTGCTCCTATGCTTGTATCATTTCTGTTACCTCGAATTGTATCTCAGCAAACGTCTCCGTCGCTCCGCCTTCATTTGTAGCCGGTTCTCCGTAAGTAGTGCTAATTTCCGGTTCAGCTCCTTGCCACACGAGGTTTCCGGTTGTATCTCCGAAATTGTGGTCAGCGCGTAATCTTGTTTTAATGTTATCTATTAACGTATCGAACGCCGTCATTGCAGCTTCGGCATTGCGTTCCATTGAATGCTGGTAGACCTGCAAAATTACTGAATAATCTACGCGCTTCCACCCGTTAGTTGCGCCGCCTATTGCTAACCGAGTTTCTCGTTCACTTTGAATAAAAATAACTACCGCTGACCGGCTTAATTGCCCGGCCGTTGAATTAACTTGATAGTTAATACGCTTCGGGAACGATGTAAAAATTTGATTGAGCGTAGGTATGCTTCCGGCGACTAAGTATGAATACAAAGTAGCTCGTACTCCGGTGCGCCCTGCCATTATCGAATCCGTCGGTACAGGTCAAGCATCCTTGTAGCAATAGCAATTTCTCCGCCGAACATCGTCGCTCCGGCCACGTTGCCGTTAGGTTGCGTTGTAATGTTCATCGTGAGTGAATTGTCTCCACGTATCTTTAAGAACGCCGTTGTAATAAGTATGCAAGCCTCTTTAATTGTCTGCGGTAAATTGCCGAATGGTATTCCGCTTGCGTGAGTGTATTGCAGCGCAGCTGTTAGCGGCACCGTAGTTGAGCCGTATGTGTAGTTACTTGCTACTGTTACGCGCTCGCTGCTCGCTCCGTCGTAAATTCTGAGTTGCATTCCCGGCACAATTCCTGTTGCTGTTTGTACAGTCATACTTGTTGCCGCCGCTGTTGCGCTTGTTATTAGGTTATTTACGTACCCTGATGTGTATTGAAATGTAACAAAAATCTGTTGACGTGGCGCAGCTCCTACGCCGAACGACAACGCTCCCTGCGAAGAATAAGTAGTTGCTAATTGTGATAATGGCACAATTATTTGCTGGTCTTCGAACCACGCTTTTGACGGGTCGCTGAGCGCTACGAGGTTGTTTGGGTCTGTTCCGTAGGACATACTTTGTAGCGAAATAATCGGGTTATTGTTTGGGTGTATTGCGAGGAATCCGTTTGCCGTCATTCTTGTACGCTGATTTTCTACCTGAGTAGAGGCGTTGAGGTTTTGGTTTAAGTATTCATCCATAAAACTTGACGCCCGGAGGATTACGTTTGCCAGCTCTGCGTCTTGCGCTGCGGCATTTCCTCCTACTACGAGGTTATCGTAGTCAATTGCTGTTGGTGCGTTTTTGTATTCTGTAACGGTAATGTACGGATTTTCAAAGAACGGGTGCTGAGTTGTTACTCCGGTTGCCATGTTTAATCTCCGTCTTTTTTAATCTCTTCGCTTTTATGGCCGCATCTTCCGCAAGTCTTAAACCAGCTGCCAAATCCGCACTCTACGCAAGTGTATCCGAGATTTTCGTTGTTAGTTGTTGCTCCCATTAGCGACGCTTCAATAAATCCTTCGGACTTCATTGCCTTTGCGTCTATGTTGCTTACTGTGTAAATACCTTGTTTATTTGGTTTGTAACTTCGATTGCCGATTGTTGTTTCTTTCACGCCTTTATCCGGCGCAACCATTCTTTTTGCCATGCTGCCTCCTAATTTTGTAAGTAGAGAGGGAGCGCTATTGCTAACGCTCCCTCTCTTTCTTGCCTTACTTGTTATGCAGGAACAATACCTGAGACTGCGCCGTTCCAAGCAGGAGCGGTACAGAAGAATGTTCCACGGAAGTATGTTGAGAATTCGTAGGCGAATTGTGTAACCGGCCATTGAATACCCATGTAATCCTGCACCATGAAGTTAGACCAAACGTCTGAAACCTCTGTATCAGGAATTGGAAGTGTGAAGGAGAGAACTGGAGATACGCCCTGTGGTAACCATGGGTGTACTTCTAGGTCTACCGCCTTACCTGTTACTTCGTTTTGCAATCCTGTAACGATTGAGCCGTATGTTGTACCGCCAGCTTCGCCCGGATTGTTAATTGTTAAACGGTAGTTCGCTGTTGAGCCGCTCTTGATTGCGTCAGAGAGTTGCTTGCGGTCGTTTCCGTTTAGAAGTACTAGGTCAGGGTCAGCCTTTACTGCATCGTAAAGTGATGCAAAAACTGTCTGATATTCCACACCCGGATTAGAGGTAGAGAATACTGTGTTAATGCGGTTGTTGTAACCTGAGTTTGCACCAAGGACAGTTGGAAGAATTCCGTCGTATCCAGTTGCATAAGCAGATGTATCAGATGACGCACGTGAAGCGAGGATTGCGCTTGTTGTTGAGTAAACAAGAGTATCGCCAGCTGATGTTGAACCAGAACCGACTACATATCCTGTTGTTCCCTTAATTGTTCCCTGATACTTTGCGTTTGCTGCGCCAGTTGTTGCGCCGATGTAAACGTTGTAACCAAGCGCACCAGTAACAGGTGTAATAACCAACTTTAATACCTGTGATGATGTTGTCTGTGATGAAACTGTTGTAAGAACAGACTCACCAAATCCTGAGCCTGAAATACCGGCGTCAGCTGTTACGTATACGTAGTATGTTGAGTCAGCAAGTGCAACCTGACCTGTAGCGGCAGATGGTTTTGTAATTGTTACTGTTGGTGCTGAAAGAGCGCCAGCGTAACCGCTTGCTGTACCGCGAGCCATAAGCATCATGCGCTCTTCCATTAGCATCGTTGCGTATAGCGTAGATGTAGAAGAAAGTTGACGTAGGTCTTGGTAGCCCATGCCTGAGAAGTTAGCATCGAATGATACTGAATCTGAGAGTGAGTATGAGTTGTATGGCAATACTAAATCATCAGCAGCATAAGAAATCTTAGGACCACGCTCGTAAGCAATTGAGCCAAAGTTTGTAGTCGTTGATTCTGTAATGCCCGGCCATGTATTTCCAACTCCGCCTGTACCTGTACCTGTGTAGCCAGTAATGCGCTTTACGCGGTGTGAAGTACCGACACCCTTTTTACGGGGAATGCGGTTACGGAGAGGTGTTGGACGTGGTGTAAGCAGCTTTGCAGGTGCTTCCAAGTCAAACGCTGCGAAAGATGTGCTGAGTGGAGATGTAAGGCTGATGTCTTTCTGAATATCTTGCATCGCTGTACGCTGTGAAGCGAGAGCAGAATTAAGTCCAGCAAGTGCATCGCCAGTTAATGACTTATTAGCAACCAATGATTCGATTGCTGTAATTGGGTCTGCGGCAGGTGCTTGTCCGGGCACAGATGAAGCATTTGAGAGTGACTTACCGAGTGTCTCGGTGTATTCCTCCATGCGCTTCGCTGCGTCTACTGGTGAAGCATCGCCGAAGAGGTCTTTAGCGCGTGGCATTTCGGCCATGAGTTTATTCCTTTCGGGTTAGTTGGATTCGCTTGCGGCTTGACTTTTAGTCAGGTATTCCTGATAAAGAGCCTTGTAGCCTTTTGCTAAATCCGGGTCAGTTGTTGCGTCAGCTTTAGCCTTGTATGTGGCCGCTTTAACCAATAGGTCTGTTGACGCATGGTCTATTGGTTTGACGGTTCTTTTTGGACCGCCAGCAACCGCGAGAGACTTTGCAGCCGCTAACTCAGTTTCCAAAGTTACTGCCTTTGCTGATGTTGCCTTATTTGCACTCATCAGTTCAGCAATCTCTTTCTTTAGAGACTCTGTCGCGCTTTTTACCGCTTTCTCCACGATAGCATTTACTTCTTCCTCAACTTTTTCAGCATCGGAATTCTCTGTTTCTTCTTTTGCCGCTTCTTCGGTAACTTCTTCGGCTGTTGCCTCAGTTGTTTCGGCCGGTGCTGTTTCTTCGGCAGCTGGCAATTCTTGGTCTGTTAATTCTTTTACTTCTTCGGTCGCTTCCGCGCTCTTAGGTGTTTCGCTAGGCGATACCATCGTTGCAGTAGATACATCATCGCGGCCATGTGAATCTTGCGGAATACCGCAACCACACTCTAGGCACTTATGTGCTTCCGCGCTCTTTGCCATCATGCATTTAGCGCATGGAGACTTATCGCATCCTCCGTCAGCTTTGCACATTTTGCATCCGTCACATTTGCATGCTTCGTCAGTTTCTTTTGCTGCCAATTCAATTCCCTCTGTTTCTTCTCCGGCTTCGGCTACTTCGCCTTCGGCTTCTTCTCCTTCGTACCATGCGAATAAATGGTGAACCGCAGAGAGTAGGTGCGCGATAGACATTTCTTCATTGCTATCTTCCGTCGCCATTTCATTTGCTTCTACCACAATTAATTGCGCAAGCGCTGTACGTGCTGCGTCGTATAGTTTTTGGTCAAATTTATTGACGTCGCCAGTAGCGAGAGACTTAGCAGTCTCGATGAGTTCGTTTGCTGTCGTCATGTCGTACTCCTCTTGGTTATGTTGTAATTCTAGCGACTTTTTAGCGCTGCGTTTGTAAGTTCCGCCACGCTTCTTGTATTCGCGCACAATCCAAGCATTTGCCACCGCTGATGGGTATACGTCAAATTTTTGCTTAGCCTCTGACTTTACCCGGGAGTATAACTCTTTATCGGCCGGCTCTGACTTTCCTCCGCCAGCGTTAATTGCTGCGTAGTTAGGTTTCTTTTCTTCTTTTTCAATCAGCTCTTCTACTTTCCAAATGCCGCTTTCTCCGTTTACGCTTTTAGCCAGTACCAGCTGGCAGTTCGGGTTGGCAGGTCTATCCACAATCGAGACTTCAACGATTTGCCCGTCAATAATTCTTCCGTTTGCAGCTTTGTCGTCGCGTACCACGCGTGGAGATTTAATTCCGATACTGAATCCTTTTAGCACTCCGGTATCTACTTTTTTAACGCTAATTGGGTCAACGATAAGCGCGTGTATGTAATGGCCGTCGCTCTTCTTCTCGTATTCCTTTGCGACTCCGGCCGCGATGTTTGAATGCTGCTCTCTTACGTTGCCTCCGCTTTTAAACCATTCCGGCATTGCTCTGTCTAACCACACCGGGTCGCAGATTTGCTGGTCAATGTAT